TGAAAAGGCTAAGGCACACGGTAATGTTCTTACACAGACGATTGATGAGGAGGGTAACCTAAATGGAGTTACTGAGAATGTCGACTTCGAATCACGCGAGGCTGCTAGTGCTGAATCTGCTAACTTGAAAGATGAACTAGCGATTGCGGATGATGACGCAAAAGAGGAGTAAGTTAGCTATTATCATCAATTGAATAAAATATTACACTATTTGTACTTTATTCAATCACAATGTTTGATACTATACCATCAATATCAAACTGTTTTATATATTTTACACCCTTGAAGATTTAAAACGCCGTTTTTGAAACAATTATAATAAAAATTATATAAATATTTTTTATTATATATAGTATCGTAATGGATAAAGATAGAATAATAAAAGAATTAGCAGAAAGGAATGCTAAATTAGAAGAGGAATTACAAGCAACCAAAGAGCATCTCAAAAAATACACAGCACCAGCAAGTAGAAGAGAGTATTATGAACGAAATAAGGAAAAAGAGAAACAACGAGCAAAAGAATATCAACAGAAGACAAATTATAAAAGCGATTATAAACCTACCCCAGAGCAAAAGAAAGAATATAATAGACGTGAATATTTGAAAAGAAAAGAAAAACTCAAAAAGGAAAACGAAGAAAAACAGAATGACGATATTATTTAGGAATAATGTTTATTAACGAAATTACTTAAAAATAAAATATTTAGTAAATATATAGAATGGTGAAAAAGAAAAAGAAGGACACTTTCCAAGAGTTTCGTTCCACAGATAAGTCTGCTTACACTACTATAAAAACCACACTCAATTCTGTATTACATAACCACAAAGAAGTTCAACCAATTATTACCAATTTGGTTTTTGAAATGAATGACTTGATGATACACTCTTACCAATTTATCAGATTGTATGTGTTGAAATGTTATAATGACAATCAACATTTACCTGAAATAAATGAGAAGTTTATTCTTTATTGTATCAAGACATTAGGTATACGTGATAAGCGTGGAATACAAAGCAAGGATACTGACCTTTTAGAAACATTACAAGAGTTTTATGATAAAGAATATCAACCTTTACTTAATCACGAAAAAACATCTTTGAAAAACAAACCACATCTACTTCCTTATTTAGCAACGCAACTACATACTTCCTTATCTAACAACACACAAGAACACTTTATTCAACATTTCCTTCGGTTCATCAATAAAACCACATCAAACATAACGGAAGATAAAGCAGTTATATTCAAGTTCAAGAAACTCGTATTAGAATGTAGCGATGAAACAGATACGATGTTTGATGAATGGAAAAACACTCATTTACCGAATATCCTTCCTACAAACATAAAGAAATCAGTTCATTATGATGTGAAAGTGAAACCATTTGATTATTTGAAAGGTATGTTGTATATGAACGCCGTATTAGAAAAGGAAGAACACAAATTATTTCAACCTTTACCACTTCGCAATAACATTATTCCCAAGCATATCATATTGGATACTGCGTGTATCATCAGTTTATTCTGTCCTGAAAACGCAAAGAAGGGTGAGTTGTTAAAGAAGGTAAAGGAAAATCAATACGATATATGGAATAATCTATTGAACCTACAACATAAAACATTCAAAAGCAAACATTACCAGTATCATCATCAACTCCAAACAGATGGAATTAGTTGTTCCTTATTATTTATTCGTAAAGATTTGAAAGATAAGAAATGGGGAAGCAGAGTTCCTACTTTACAAGAACAAGATTTTCATAACATAGAAGATTTATCCATAGAACAACTCAAAGAAGTTGAACCTCGTAATATTGTAGGTTGCGACCCTGGAAAACGCAGTCTGGTATATATGATGGACGACAAAGGAAACAAACTCCAATACACCGCACCTCAAAGAAAGCGAGAAAGCAAAGCAAAAACAAACCAACGAATATTATTGGAAGAAAAGAAACGAAACAATATCATAGAAAAAGAAACCCATTTATCATTTCAAAATAGCAAATCGGTTGATTATGAAAAGTTCAAAGAGTATTTAGTGGAGAAGGATAAACTGAATAAAGAAACAACCGAGTTTTACAAGCGTGATGTTTGGAGGAAAATGAAGTTTAGACAATATAGTTATGGTAAGAAAAGTATGGATAAGTTCCTCAATAAAATCAAGGAAACCTTTGGTGAAAATATCCTAATTGGTTATGGAAATTGGAGTAGAAGCACTCAAATGAAGCATTTTATGCCTACACTCAATAAAGGATTACGAAAGAAAATCCACAAGAAATATGATACAATTACCATAAACGAATGTAATACAAGTAAAAAATGCTGTGAATGTAATAATGATTTATCTTATTACAAGCATAGTAATGGAAACAAGCAGTTCCGTCTTTTAGTATGTTCTGGATGCGTGAGACCCCAAGTCAAACAAACCGTATTTAGAACAAGAGACGCTAATTCAGCAATCAACATAATGAATATTACAAAATGCTGGATTGATAGACAAGAACGCCCTGCGTGTTTTCATATTTCGTCTTTCACCACTTCCAATACTAAAGTAGAAGTGGAAAAAGTTAGACCATCGTAGGTGAAACTCCTACTATTGATTTACATTTTTGGTTTTATTTTGGGATTTTGTCCCATTTTAAATGTCCGAAGGTGTACATAACTGAATATCTGTTTCAATCATGTCAAATCCTTCTTCTATAGCACCTATAAAAGCATCAATAGAGTTATCTATATATTTATGTGAGTATCCACGATGCGCTATTTTTAACATCTACTTATATATTATACAGAAAAGATATAAATATTTGTTATTCTATTACATAGACAACATGAAAACATTCACTTATATAGCACATAAACAGTTTATACGAGATATAAAATATGATATTGACATTAATGTTAATAATTATGAATCACACACAAATGGAATGTATTTCAAACATATCTTCAATAATCATAATGTTGAAACCAATCTGCATATAGATTTTGTAAAATGTGTATTTTTATTTTCAAGTGAGCCAAAATTCCAAGACCTTAACAAAAACTATATCGATAATTTCTTCATCTCAGATGAAAATCGTGAATTGTATATGGATTTCTTTTGTAAGATTCAAAAAACATATTGGGCGTTTAATAAATTTGCCAAACATATAAAATCTAGATACTCAAAAGTAAAAGTGACCGATGATTTATTTTTAACACCTATCATACATTCACAGAAAAACCAGTTTCGTCTGCATGAAAACAATTGTTGCTACTTATTTACATTACAAGACCTTTCGCGTATTATTATTTCAGCTGTTTGTAATTCTCCAATGTTTTGTTCAGAGCCAATTCCACCTAAAAACCCATATAGTGGGGTCCCATTCTCAACAAGTAATCTATACAATATATATTTCGCTATAAAAACACAACTCGCAATTATGCCAAATGTTATATATCACTTTTTTCTATGCGAATTTAATCTAGATTCATTCGCAAAAAAGAATCAACTTATTATACGCGATACATTCATTAAACAATACGTTAATAATGAAGATGAAGAAGAAATTATTGAAAGCATTTATGATATGCTTAACGAGTGTTATTCAAATATAAACATTGACGATGAGTTTCCTAATGATGTTTTAATTGAAACATTTAAACCATTGCTGACTAGTTATTTGCATTATAGATATAGTTTTGATACTAGCAAACGACTACCGAATTATAGAGTTATGTCCCGAAAAATGAATCATATTATTAAAAAATGTCCTAGAATTGGTAGAAAATTATTCGTATTCAAAGACAATAAAAAATATATATCCTTTGTTACTCTCAATGGTAACACCGAACCAGTATTATATGTAAAACCTGAAACAAAATATACAATTGTAAACGACGATACATCTGAAGATGAACGTGTCACAGATGATAGTAATAACCAGTCATTCGAATTTGACCCTGAGTTTTCAAATCAATTGGATGAACTCATTCACGTAACTGATGTTCAATCAGACAATTTATATGATACTGATGAATATTTTGATTCGGATGATGAGATTGAGGTCAATGAAGACCTATATGACCCATAACTTATATTGCTTTGCTACTAATAGTGTATTACATATTCTAAGATAATACACTATTTACCATTTACTTTTTTTTACGTTTATAGATGGACCCTTATTCTTTTTTGATTTACTTGGGTCATACGCTTCATCTTCATCATCAGACCCCAATTTCTTTGACATTTCCCAGAATTCGTTTGCACCTAATCTGAATGGAGGATGATCTTCGGCTTTATACCAGAAAATTTGGTCGTTTAATTTATTAGACTTTGCATTATTATTAATTACCAAACATTCATAATTCTCGGTAGTTTGGTCCATTACACTGCAAAATGATTCTAATGTTGGAAACATACTCGCATAATTTTCCCATATTCTCTTACGATTTGTCAAGTATGGCTCACGTAAAAGGAACACATAATCTATATTTGTTCGTAAATTCGGTGGAATACCCAATGGATACTGCATTGTAATTATTAACATTATCTTCCAATGACGACCATTCATAAATAATAATCTCATCATTTTATCGCGGGTCCACGATTGGTCGTATAAACAATCATCTAGAATTACAAAACATCGAGGATCTATTTTTGTTCTCTTATGTAGTTCTATTTCTTTATTTACTTGTTTCAATACTGTTTTTTGACGTCTTAATATATTTTCTATCAGAACTGTATTATATTCCTCGTGAATAAACAATTTAGGAACATGGGCGGCATAAAATCCATTTCCAGCTTCTGTTCCGGACATGACAGTTCCAACAGGTATATCTTGATGATAAAATAGCAAATCTCTTACTAAAAACGACTTACCTGTATCACGTCTTCCTATCATAACAATTACTGGTCCTTTATTTTCATCCGGTTTAAATGTAATTTCGCGCATATTAAATTTTTTCAATTCTAAACTCATTATTACTGTTACAATACTTTAATATTATATTATTCTAAAGTAATTCAAACGAGATTGTTATAGTAAGCGTGATTGGGGACATTCAGCCAAAATTGATGAAAAATATTTTAGACCGTGTGAAGTGGAATTCTTGCTAAGTGACGCAACAAATGCGGAAACAGAATTGGCATATTCTTTTGGAGTTCTTTATCTTACACTTTGTATTTCTTACGAGTCGTTCTTTTCCCTCAAAAAAACCTTGATATCATTGTTGATACATCTCTTTTTGCTACTGGAACTAAATCTTTTCCATCTACGGTTTTGCCCTTTCTACCAATCTCAGTAGACATCGCTATATTCTGTTTTCTCTCTTCTCTTTCTCTCTCTTCTCTTTCTCTTTCTCTAATTAAATCAATAATATCTTGAGGTGCGTTATTGTGTCCTGCAGCAACTAGAGCCGTTGAGTATACTGTATCTATACTTACATTAGTTCTCTTATCTTTCAATAATAATTTAATTATTTCTATAGTGTTTTCATATCGACTAACATATTTTAATGCTCTTAATGCTTTTATAAGTGCGGTCGCACCATCTTCACCTTGTTGCGCATTCACATCAATATCTGGATGTTCTAATAGTAATTTTACTATTTCTAAATCTCCTTGAAGAACTGCTCTAACAAGAGGTGGAGTTTTTGTTCTAATTTTTGTGTTCACATTTGCACCATTTTCTAAAGCTCTTATAATTTTATTTTTATTAAATTCTTCTATACCGTCGTATAATTGTATATCATACTTTTGAGATAATGAATTAGAATTTCCACCTCTCTGTCTTTTTTTACTGATTCTTCTTTTTTTACTGGTTCTTCTTTTTGAACGAGTTTTGTTTACAGATCTTATGTTTTTTCGATTACGTGTCTTTGCCATTATATATAATACAACATATAAAATTCGTGTATTAGTTTGTATTTACGTATAAAAATGTATTAAACAGTTATAGTAAATCTTTTATATGAATACAAAAATAATGTGTGATAATAAATTTTCAATTGGATATTATAAAAGTAAACCTATAGACTTATCGTCTTTAGAACAAAATTATATACAATCTCAGGATGATATTGAAAATGACTACAATCCGTTTCAAATAAATAAACTACAGAAATATAATCCTATTTATGATATACTATTTACTCTTTCTAGTAAAAACTATAATACGATCCAACTCAATCATTATAACCATTTTATCAATACTCAATTAGTTGTTGATATGTCAGATAACGAACGTAATCAAGATGTATTCTTCAAATATTCACCATTGTTAGACCCGTTACATTACATGGTAGGAAAGTATGAAAAAGATAAAGAATATATTCATAATTTACCTTATCCTACGTGTATTTCTAAAGACGCTTCAGATAATGTAATTTCTAAAATCAGTTCACAACACAACTGTTCGTATGTCGATTCATTTTTCTGTTATCTTAGTAGTATGGCACTACAAACACATCACATCTTAAATTGCTTAGATTTTTACGGTTCGTTCATAGGAATCCAAAATAGTTATAAATACGATGTGTCAGATGACCTTGATTATTTATCTTCATCATCATTCTTTAATGACAATATGAATACTCTCTTTACTCTTGAAAATATAAATGTAGACCAGTATCACGATGACGAATCCAGAAAAAAACGACCTAAATTATGTATATCTAAAACTAATCATAATATTACTGCGGTTTCATTAACCGAATGTATAGTTGATGTATCTGATATTACCAATGATTCTATTGATGATTGCATTATTTACGACAGCACTTTTGACATTAGTGGGAACCATCTATCTGGTGATAAAAACAGTCAATCCAGTGATGACGATAGTTCAGTCGCATATACCACGGATACTGATGAGAATAATGAGAGCGAATGGGATACAGAATCAGAGAGTTCATATGTTTCTAATAGCACATGTAGTCCAGAGGAAGAACAAAACGCATATATTAAAAATTATCCGGTTCAAATGATATGTCTTGAAAAATGTGATGGCACATTTGACGACCTATTCACTTCAGGTAATGCTACGTTGGATAATACCTCTAGTGCGCTTTTTCAAGTTATTATGACTCTTATTATATACCAAAAACTATTCTCATTCACACATAATGACCTACATACTAATAATATTATGTATATTGAAACTGATATACCGTTTCTGTTTTACAAGTATGAGAACATTGTATATAAAGTACCTACTTACGGTAGAATATATAAAATTATTGATTTTGGACGTAGTATATATCGTTTTAATGGCACAACATATTGTTCGGATAGTTTTGGACCTGGTGGAGATGCAGATACTCAATATAATTGTGAACCTTTCTTTAACAATAAAAAACCCAGACTAGAACCCAATATGAGCTTTGATTTATGCCGACTTGGCTGTTCTATTTATGATTTTATTATTCCAGAACACTTAGATTATACCGATTACGACGAATTACAAAAAACGATATATAGATGGTGTTTAGACGACAATGATAAGAATGTATTATATAAAAAAAATGGGGATGAACGTTATCCTGATTTTAAATTATATAAAATGATTGCACGTACAGTCCATAAACATACCCCACAAGAACAATTACTGTTCCCATTTTTTAATCAATTTATAAGTAAAAACGAACATGCAGACGAACACTTAATTGACATTAATCGTCTTCCAAAATATGTGTAATTCACAAAATAACATACATACAAATATATATATATGTATGTTATTTTGTATGGGTATAGTGTAGCTAAAACGATGTATTGTATCAAACAGTTATCTCCGGCTGTGAATACATTGTTTGCACCTACCTTCCCTACTATAAAGAAATTAAATATTAATAAAAAATCTGTTCGGTTTTCGAATGATAATGAGGTGTATATCATACCACCAAGACCACATAAAATGAAAAGATAATTACAGGTATTTTTCAGAAAATTCATCAGG